ACATTAAACAAAAACAAAAATCACTATCAACAGACAGATTCCAACAATATTTAAAGGATATAGCAGAAAATGATACCGACTAAATTAACAGTAGATCAATTAGATAATTATTTCCAAACTGCAACATACGTTGAACGATATATGCCTAGTCCATTAAATATGAAGAATAGACGTACAGAGATGTTTACTCTCATAGATAGATTATATGGCATTGGTAAGGATAAAGACTCTTATAAGGGTGAAGATAAACCTAAAATGAAAATTAGGCTTAATGGTGAACAATTACAAGTCTATGAGTTTTGTATATTGTTATTAGTTAAGGCTAGTGAAAAGGATAGGGACATCATCTCATTAAGGAATTTTCCATATAAACGATCATTTAGGCAGTTAAAAAGGTTTTTTTTACCTATTAGCCATGAACAATGCAGAATTAAATATTACAATGCACTCTATGAGTTATTAAAACTTTATCATTTAAAAGGTAGAGCTTATTTCTTGAAGTGAAAATTTATTTATTACTTCATTTTGTTTTTTTATTGGCCAATTTTTGTGCATAAATACTAAATTTTCTCCAAATGCTTTTGGATCATATATTTTAATATGTTTATCATTTTCATCATATCTAATATGGAAAGCATAACCATCATTAATTAATGCTTTAATCTTTTTATCTTTGTTTAAATTGTTTATTAAATCTTTAAGTCTATTTTTTTCACAATAAATAGTTCTAATTTTTTGTTCTCCATGTTCAAATATTATGTGTTGCTCTGCAAATATAAAAAAACCAACATCATTTGGTTTTAAATCTGTTTTATCTTCTAAATAAAAACACTCAAAGGTTTTACAAGTTATAGGTCTATTTTCATAAATATTACAATTTCCTTTTGATAAATTACAGTTTTTACAATAGCTAAATGATTTTTTGTGATATTCTAAATCATTTATTTCAGGTAATTTGCAACAAAGGGTGCAATCTCCACATGATTTTGGTTTATTGTGCATATATATATAAATATCCGTAGGTTGTGTTATTTTCAACGACTTCACAAAATAAATTTATTTTATTGTATTTTTGCAACACTATATCTTGACAATATTAAAAATTAATGTACTAAATCTGGTATAATATAACTTAATTTTGTGTTTCATTCATTTATCTCATATTAAGTTAATTTGAATCATAATAAGACCTATTTCTTCAATATCTTTATCTCTCTCTTTCTTTCTAGTTATAGATTTAGGTCTTATTGATTAATTAAATACAAAGAGATCATTATAATCTCTGCAATTATTATTATTTCAATCATGTATTTCATGTAGTTTAAATTGCTGCTTAATCATGTCAGATAACCAATATTGGCAGCAATAATCATTATCTTTATTTGCATTTAATATTGATTGAATAGACTCAATAAGCTCTTTTTTAGTTTCTCTGTCTTTATCTGTTATTTCACTCATTATTTAACCCTCCTTTAATATTTTTTTTAATTCTTGTTTGTAGTCAAAAGCATATTCATCAGATAATAAGCATAAATCTTTAAACATACTTTTTAATAAATTATCATCAACTCTTTTTGCTCCACTTTTATAACAAGCATAAGCAATAGCAGTTGAATAGATATGATCCGTTTTTGATTGCATTATTTAACCCTCCTTTTTTGGTTGTAGTACGATTTAATTGGAAATTGATATATATTTGAAATTTGCCTTATAGGCCTATTAAGCTTAGGCATTAGTGATAATTCACCGAAACCAATAAAAGAAAAGATTTTCCTTTTATAGGTTGCAGAGAATAGATTATAAATATTTATATCTTTATTCTTCATTATCTTGCTCACTTTCTAACTGCATTAAATATTGATCAGTTTTACATTCTGTACATTCAACAATATTAATTTCATATTCTTCATAGAGTGTTTCGCAATTATTACATCTAATCGTTATCATTTAACCTCCATTGGTTCTTCAATCATACTAAATATTTTTTCATCATAATTTTTACAATATGATTGAATTGCTTGATCTTTGTTTTTAGCTTCACAAAAATAAATTTGTGCTAAAGTTTGTTGATTTGAATTAAAAATTTGAGAGTTCAAACCATAAACAATTTCATATTTTTTCATTTAACCTCCTTAAAAAATTTATTGATATTTTTTTTTAGCTCTGAATTTATTTGACCAATTAATTCAATTCTTTTAACTTTATAAAATTCAATTAATTCATTATTAGTTAAATTGTTTTCAGACTCTAATTTTAGGATTAATTTATTTAATTGATAAATATTCATTTTACCTCCTTTATAGAATCCAAAATATATCTTCCTGTCTTTGTAATATGATATTTAATTGATACATTTTTATTTAAAAAAGTATTAGTTGAAAATCCATAAACCCAACCAGCATTAGCTGGAGTCGTTAAGAGTCCAACATCATTAAAATTAAATTCATATTTTGGATTTCCACAAAAAGAGCTTTTTAATCTTTTTACATCTATTACTTTGGTTTCTGTTTCAAATTCTGCAAAATATTTACTCATGCAACCTCCTTTGGCTCAAATCCCAAAATGATATTAGCCATAAAATCAAAATAGCCTTGCTCAACTTTATTTTTTAGTTTGTCATTTGGATTAGAATCTATTGAACCCATTTTAATGGCTAGATCAACTATATCAGAATAATAAAATTCTATATCTAAAGCCAAACCAGATAACCATTCAGACATGGCTTTATATTTACCGACTCTATTAATCATAAACCCATATTCAGAATTAAAACGATCAAAAATATATTTAATTTTATCTTGATCTGTTTTTAATGGCTCATCATTTAAGCCAGTTTCAATAGTTGAAAGTATATATTTTTTATAATTCTCTTTATACTTTGTATGATGCAATTTCATTTTATCTCCTTTATTATTTTAGTTAATTTGAACATGAGTTAATTAATACCAGATTAAATAGTATATGCAAACAAAATGATAACTTCATATTAAATTAATTAATATCAAAGAAACAACTATAAAGAGAATTAAATACTGTTGCAATTATGCAACACTTAACTACATTAGAACGATTATAAACTATGGCAAATATAAGATATAATAAGACAATAGAAAAAAGAATATTAGAACGACTCTGTAATGGTGAAAGCATAAGGAAAATATGCAAAGATCCTGAAATGGTAAGTTGGCCAACATTTAGCCAAAAATTAAAAGACAATGAAAAATTACAAGATCAATATTACACTTGTAAAAAGATTGGCATTGAAATGGTTATTGCAGAAGCTCAAGATAAATTAATGGAGTCTATTAATACATTAGAAAATTCTGGCAAGATGGACAATAGTTTGCCATTTGCTCATTTAATTAAAGAAATGCAAAGCAACGCAAAGTGGTTAAGCTCTGTTTTATCTCCAGTTAGGTATGGAAAAGATACAAAATTAACTTTAAATGGTGGTGATAAACCAATAGAGATTAAATGGCAGCAATAAGAATTGTTTAATGATTACAGGGTTTATTAGTTAAATTATTCAACTGATACAAACAAATTTATACGATACATTTATAAAGATTTACTGGCAGATTTGCCAAAATGTTAAGGATCTCATTAGTTATTGATTAACTAAGCAACACCAAAGCAACATGAGATTTAAAAAGTAAGTAAAAACAATATTAATTGAGCAATACCAATTGATTAACAATCAAATGCTTTTGTTTATTGGTTATTTTGTGAGCTTTTAGGGGGTTTTTAAACGACATACACACCAAATTAAATATCGGTGGCTTGTTAATATTGATGGGACTTACACACAACTAGATCAAGGATTTTTTATGATGGAATTTGACGACAAAGAAAAAGGCTACTCAGCAGTAATTTACATTATGGAAAGCAGCAACTCTGTTGTTGTTCACTTTGGTGGCTTTAACGATCTTAGAGAATGTAGATACTTCTCAACTCACATCATGGAAGACTTTGGCATTGAACAACTATTAAATGTACCTCAAGGAGTTACAGTACATTAGGGGGGTTTTGTTTTAAAAATGCCAGAAATAGTCATTCCATATAAGCCAAGAGAATTACAAAATTTTTTGCACAAAAAAATCGATAAGCACCGATTTAGTGTTTTAGTTCTTCATAGGAGAGCTGGAAAGACAGTAATGATGATTAATCAAATGATTAAAGCAGCACTTACTTGTCCTTTGCCAAACCCAAGATATGCTTTTATATCTCCTACCTTTAAACAAGGTAAGGCAACAGCATGGGATTATATTAAACAGTTCGCTGGTAAAATACCTGGAACTAAATTTAATGAGTCAGAATTAAGATGCGATCTACCCAATGGTGCAAGGATTACAATTCTTGGAGCTGAGAACGATCAGGCTCTAAGAGGTATATTTTTAGATGGTTGTGTATTTGACGAAACACAATCATTAAACCTACTATATTTCCTGAAGTCATAAGACCAGCTTTGGCAGACCGAAAAGGGTGGTGTGTATTTATTGGAACACCAAAAGGTAGAAATTACTTCTTATCAATTATACCAAAAGCTAAGAAGAATAAAGATTGGTATGCTGGTTTATTTAAAGCTAGTGAAACAAACATATTAGATCCTGAAGAATTAACTGCTGCAAAGCAAATGATGTCAAAGATTTATACGAACAAGAATTTGAATGTTCTTTCAAGCTGCTATCACAGGCTCTTATTATGGTGCTTTAATAGAAAGATTAGAGTCACAGGGAGAATTACAGATCAATCTGTATGATGAAACCTAGATACTGAAACATGGTGGGATTTGGGCTTAAATGACAGCACAGCGATATGGTTTGTGCAAAGGTATAAAGGAGAGATAGATTAATAGATTATTATGAAAATGCTGGTGAGGGTTTAGATCACTATGTAGATGTCATTAATAGAAAAGAATATGAGTATTCAAAGCATATAGCTCCCCATGATATTAAAGTTAGAGAAATAGGTAATTTGGTAAATCAAGATTAGAGAGTGCTTTAGAATTAGGTATTGCTTTTGAAGTAGCACCAAAACTATCTATTGAAGATGGGATTGAAGCTGTAAGAAAAGCACTTCCTAATTGTTGGTTTGACAAAAATAAATGTCAAAAAGCTCTTGAGAATTTAAAAGCTTATCAAAAAAGATGGGATGACAAAAATCAATGTTTTAGAAATAAACCAATGCACAACTATGCAAGTCATTGTGCTGATGCTTTTAGAACTGGAATAGTAGGTGAGGGTGTAGAAGTTAGTGATTGGGAAAAAGAAGTACCAGTCGAAACAAATTATATAGTTTAATATGGCAGACAAAGTAACAGAATTAGAATTAAAAAACATATTTTGGTCAAGAGATAAATAACTCTATGGGTTATATGGGTGGTGCCTATCAGCTCAAAGAAAAAAATCTTTAGAATATTACATGGGAGAAAATTAGGTACTGAGATTGATGGTAGATCACAAGTGGTTAGTACAGATGTTGCTGACACTGTTGAAACCATCTTGCCAAACCTACTTAAAATTTTTACAGCATCAGATCAAGTAGTTAAGTGTGAACCAGTAAAAGCAGAAGATGTAGCACTTGCAGAACAAGCAACTAACTATATTAATTATATTTTTAACAAAGATAATGATGGTTTTTCAATTTTATATACCTGGTTTAAAGATGCGTTAATTGAAAAGAATGGAATTGTAAAAGTTTATTGGGATGAAAGTGAAAAGGTTGAGCAAGAAACTTACGAAAATTTAAACGAACAAGAATATCAAATATTAATTGATAATGATGATGTTGAAGTTGTTGAAGAAGAAAGTTTTGTTGATGAAAAAGCAAAAGAACAACTTAGAACAAATAAAAGCAATTAGCCGAAGCACAAGGTCAAGAATGTTGGATATACCAACACCTAAACTATATAATTGTATTATTAAAAGAACTAAAAGCTGGTAAAGTTAAAATAGAAAATATACCACCTGAAGAATTTTTAATTCAAAGATCAGCAAAAGTATTGAAGATGCAATTTTGTTGCACACAGAGTTTTAAAAACTAGATCCGATTTAATTCAAATGGGTTTTGATAGAGATATTATAGATGATCTTCCTACTCAAAATACTGTTACTTTATTAATGATGAAAGATTAGCAAGGTTTGCTGATATAGATGAAAGTCCAATAAATGATGCTCCAGATGAGAGTACACAAGATATAGAAATTTATGAGTGCTATGTTAAAATTGATATGGATGGCGATGGTATTGCAGAACTTAGAAAAGTAATTGTAGCTGGTGGAAACGCAAATGTTATTTTAGAAAATATGCCTTGCGATTTTATTCCTTTCTGTTCTTTAACTCCAATTCCAATGCCACACAGATTTTATGGTAGATCAGTTTCAGAATTAGTAGAAGATGTTCAGTTAGTTAAATCAACTGTTATGCGTCAGTTATTAGATAATATGTATTTAACTAATAATAACAGAGTGGCTATTATGGATGGAATGGTCAACTTGGATGACCTACTTACTTCAAGACCAGGTGGTGTGGTTAGAACTAAACAACCACCAAGTCAAGTTATGCTGCCAATGCAATCCAAACGATTTCACAACAAGCATTTCCATTATTAGAATACTTAGACACAGTTAGAGAAACTAGAACTGGTATTACAAGATATTCACAAGGTTTAGATGCAGATGCACTTAAATAAAACTGCAACTGGTGTAAATACTTTAATGAGCCAATCTCAAATGAGAATGGAATTAATTGCTAGAGTATTTGCTGAAACTGGTGTTAAAGATTTATTTAAAAGAATATTTGAGCTTACTTTAAGTATCAAGACAAAGAAAGAATTGTAGAATTAAATAATCAATTTGTACCAGTTAAACCTACTGAATGGAAAAACAGATATAATATTTCAATTAACAGTTGGTTTAGGTGCTGGTTCTAAAGATCAACAAATTGTTATGTTAAATAATATTTTACAAAGACAATTACAAGCATTTCAATTACAAGGTGGTCAAAGAATATCCAATGGTTAGCTTTAAAAAATATTTATAATACTTTGCAAAAATTATTGAAAATGCTGGACTTAAAAATGTTGAAAATTATTTTGTTAATCCAGATGAAGGTAAAGAAATGGTTCAACCTAGTCCTCCACCTCCACCAACACCAATTGAGAAAATAGAATTTACTAGAATTGCATCTGAAGAAAAACGAAAACTTGCAGAGCTAGAATTAGAAGCTAAAAAATTAAAAGCAAACAGCAGAATGCTATTAGGTTTTGAAACTAAGATTAAAGAAATGGAGCTAAAATATAATACTCAACTTGATGCAGCTAAAATTAAAGCAGATGCAGATTTAGAAAAATTAGTAACATCAAATAGAAATAAAACTTTTTGCTGCACAACAATCATCAGACAAACTAGAACAACAAGTTGAGTAATTTAGATGGACAACAGCGAACAGGACAAGCTCAACCAGGAATTGACCCAAGCGAACAAAGCTAAAGATTATTTCAAGATCCTTTATTAAAAGAAAGTTTTGATAAACTAAGAACTTTATATTCAGAAAGTTTATTTAATACTGGTGCAATAGAAACAGATGCTAGAGAAAAACTTTGGTTAGCTTACAATGTGGTCAACAAGGTAGAACAAAATTTATTAGAAATGATTGATACAGGAAAACTAGCTTCTAAACAGTTAGAAGATTATAGAAAAAATCAAAAAAAAAAATTCTAATCAAAAAGGTTAGGATAAGCCAACCTCATAAGAGGAGCTTAACTTAAAAGGAAACACAATGTCAGACAATCAAGGCAACCCATTACAAGGATCTGAAACTGATTTGCAAAAAGCACAAAAAGCAATAATGGTTTATTAGAGCCTAAGCAAGAAGCTAAAGCTGAAGAACCAAAAGAAGAAATTGAACAAAATTCTCCTGAACCACAAAATGAGGAATCTTCTGAAAGATCAACCACAGGAACAGGAAATAAGCGAAGAAACTGAATCACAAGAAGAAGAAGTTTCGGAGCAAGATGTATCTCAAGACGAAGAACAAATTGATACTCAAGAGAAACAAAGATTCCACCATCTTATACTGTTAAAGTTGCTGGTCAAGAATTAGAAGTTACCCTTGATGAGTTGAGAAATGGTTACTCAAGAGATGCTGACTATAGACAAAAGACTGAAGAACTTTCTAATCAGAGAAAACAATTTCAATCTGAGTCTGAAAAGCAAAGACAAGACTATTCTCAAAAACTCAATGAGTTGAATCAGAGATTGTCTGCTGCTCAACAGGAACTAAATTCAGAAATTAATTCTGCTGATTTAGATAAACTGTATGAAGAAGATCCAACAGAAGCTGCAAGAGTTGAACAAAGTTGAAGAAAAAGCAAGATGCTTTAAATCAATCTATTCAACAAACTCAAGCAGAACAAAAACAACAATTTGATGGATTTTTACAAGATCAACAAAGAAAATTAGTATCTAAGATGCCTGAATTTTCTGATCCTAGTAAAGGCTTCAAGTTTAAAAGCTAATATGAAAAGCACACTTTGGCAATTATGGGTTTAACGACCAAGAAGTTGCTCAAGTGTACGATCATAGAATAGTGATGTTGGTTAATGATGCTATGAAGTATCGAAATATGCAAAATTCAAAACCGAATATTGCGAAAAAGATTACTAAACCTAGCAAACCTTTTTCATCAGGTGTTAAGCAAGGCAAATCTGAAGCTAACTTAAAATTGAGGAGAGAAAAGTTTAGTCGTCTAAAAAAATCTGGCAGTATGAAAGCTGCTCAAGATGTTTTTTTAGATATGATTAACAACAAATAACCTCAACAATAAGGATATAACTATGGCAATAGTAAGTAATACGTTTCAAACGTATGCAAGCGATTGGTGATAGAGAAGATTTATCTGATATTATCTATAATATCTCTCCGACAGATACTCCTTTTATGTCAGTACAATTGGAAAAGAAAAAGCAACTGGTGTTTTACATGAGTGGCAAACTGATGCTCTAGCAGCAGCAGCAAGTAACAATCACCATATTGAGGGTGATGAAATTAGCTTTGGAGCTGTTTCACCAACTGCAAGAATCAATAACCACAACACAGATTTCAAGAAAAGCTGTTGTAGTTTCTGGTACTCAAGATGCAGTAAATAAAGCTGGTAGAAACAATGAATTAGCTTACCAAATCTCTAAAAGTTCAAAAGAACTTAAAAGAGATATGGAAACTACTCTATGTTTGCAAACCAAACTGGTACTGCTGGTGCTACAGGAACTGCTAGAAAATTATCTGGCTTAGCTTCTTGGATTCAAGCATCTACAAAGTTGGTACTTCTGGTGCTAATGGTCAAGTATCAAGTGTTGATACTCCAGGTACAGCTAGAACTGATGGAACTCAAAGAGCCTTTACTGAAGCTCAACTTAAAGACGTTGTAAAACAATGTTGGGATGAGGGTGGAGATCCATCAATGATTATGCTTGGTTCTTTCAACAAACAAAAACTATCAGGATTTACTGGTGGCTCAACTAAAATGACTTCAGCAGAAGACAAAAGACTTGTTAATGCTGTGACATTTACGAAAGTGATTTCGGAGCTATGACAGTTGTACCTAACAGATTCTCAAGATCAAGAGATTGTTTTGTACTACAACCTGATATGTGGGCAGTTGCCTTTTTAAGAGATTTCCAACTTATGGATCTTGCAAAAACTGGTGATGCTGAGAAAAAAGCTATGTTAGCAGAATACACACTTGTTTCTAAAAACGAAAAAGCAAGTGGTGCAGTATTCGATCTAACTACATCATAATAAAATTTGGTGGGGGAGCAATCCCCCATCAATACTAAATTAACAATTTTGTTTGGTCTTTGAAGTCAATGACGGAACGAAGCAATCAAAAAGGAAAATAACATGAGAACACTTAACGATTATTTTATAACATCTGCAATTCCAGATGTATCAACAGCATCATCAACTTTTGTTTGTGTACCTGATGGTGGAAGAATAATTAAAATTATTACACACAACAAAGCAACTACTACAGGAACAGCAGCTATCTCTTTTGAAATAGGTGGTGTTGCAGTAACTGGTGGAGCTATAAGTCATGTGGCTTCTGGATCTGCTGGTAGAGTAGCAACTGCTGAACCAACTGCTGCAAACAGAGTTGAAGAAGATGGAACTATTGAATGTATCACAGATGGTGGTTCAACAAATGCTTCTAAAATGGAAATAACTTTTGTTATTAGAAGATAATTACAAATTTTGTGGGGATCTTGTCTAGCGATACTTCCCCACAAATACCAATTAATAAAAGGAAATAAATTATGCCAATGGTAGGAAAAAAAAAGTTTTCATACACAAAAAGTGGAATGAAAAAAGCTAAAGCCTTTGCAAAGAAAAAAGGCAAAAAAGTAAAAAGTAAAAAAGGAAAATATTAATGTCATATAATTATGCTTTAAGACCAGGAACAACTCAAAAACTGAATACAAACAATTCATCAACTGCATCTGCTGCATTTGGTGAACAAACTTATTATGTAAGAATTGTTGGATCAGCTAATTTTCATTTTGTGTTAGGTGCTTCACCTACTGCAAGTGCAACATCAGCTTTGTTACCATCTGGTGAAGTTGAAATTATTAAAGTTTCTCCTGGCGAAAAGATTGCTGTGTTTCATGGTTCATCTACAATGTTTATGTAACTGAAATGGGTGCTTAGTGGCTAAACAAAAGTTTGTTCATTTTGTACCTAGAGATAAACCACCTAAAAGAAGAGGGGTTCATAAAAAATCTCAAAACAAATCAGAGAAAAGACAAAAAAAACAAAACAGATATTTAGGTCAAGGTCGTAGATGAGAAAAATTAGTGAAGAAATAAATAAAAATATTACAGAAACTTTTTTAGATAATGGTAAAGATGGTGTTGTTCAAAAAAGATCATTAGATGTTCAAGCCAATTTTAGAAAATAATAAAAGATTATATAATCAAAATGATGGTTATAGTCCTGATAAAGGATTAAAAAGAATAGCAACTATCCCTACAATTGTTCTTGAGATTTGGACAAAAGAATATCACAAAGATCAAAACAAAGGTAATTGGTTTGAATTACCTAAAGATGTTCAACAAAAAATATTAAGAGAAAAATTAAATAGTTCTGATTTAGATATTTTAGAACATCATCAGGAAATTTTAATGGCACTAACAAATTATTCAGACTTAAAAGCATCATAGCTAACTGGTTAAACAGATCAGATTTAACAACTGAGATAGCAGATGATTTTATTAAATTAACAGAAGCTGATTTTAACTCTAAATTAAGAGTTAGAAAAATGATAGCTCAAACAAGTTTTACTATTGATAGTGAAACAGAAGCTTTGCCTACAGGTTTTTTACAAGTAAGAGATTTTTATATTTTAAATGGTAATACTAAAAGTCCTTTACTTATACAACTCCATCACAAATGGATAGCACAGTTGGAACATCTACAACTGGTTTGCCAAACTCATTTACAATTTTAGGAGATACATTTAGATTTTCTCCAAAACCAGATGCAACTTACACAGCTTTTATAAATTATTATAAAAAGTTTGATGCTTTATCAGATACAACTACAACAAATTATATTTTAACAACACACCCAGCAATTTATTTGTATGGTTCTTTATTTCATGCTGCTAATTTTTTAGGTGGTATTAATCCTCAGCAAGTTCAAACAATGGCAACAAATGTATGCAACTGCTATGGAACGATTAGAATTAAATGACAGAGAAGATCAATATAGTGGTGCACCTTTACAAATTAGAGGTGATGAACACAGTAGCTTCTCCATTTATTTCAACTTTATAATAGGAAAAAAATATGCAATTACCTTTTGGTGAATGGTTGCCAGACCAACCAGATCATTTAAATCCTGGTGCAACTGTAGCAACAATGTTTATCATGCACAATCAAGTTACAAACCAGTTAAAGGTTTAGTTGCTTATAGTGGTGCATCTAATGTAACACAAAATGCAAAGGTGCTGGTAGTTTTAGAGATAATACAAATACAGTATTTACTTTTGTTGGAACAAAAGACAATATTTATAAATTAACATCTGGTACTTTTACTAGTGTAAAAGGAAGTTTAACCATATCAGGTGGTGATACAGATTTTTTTACCTTTACACAGTTTGGACAATATGTAGTTGCAAGTAATGGAGTTAATCCTCCCATGTATTATTTAATGGGTACTTCAACTAACTTTGCAACATTACAATCATTAGCAACATCTAGTGGATAGGAACAGTACCAGCTAAGTTTAAAGTTTCAGGTGTTATCAGAGATTTTTTAGTAACTGGTAATATAGAAAATGCAAAGAACAGAGTTGCATGGTCAGGAATTAACGATATTTCAACTTGGGAAGCTGGTGTTAGTTCATCAGATACTCAAGACTTACCAGGATCAGGTGGTCAAGTTGTGGCCATAACTTCTGGTGAGGTTGGTTATGTTTTTAGAGAAGATCAAATAGTAAGAATGGACTTTGTAGGTGGAAATGTTGTATTTAGATTTTCAGTTATATCTCCAAATAGAGGTGCTGTTTATGGACAAACAGTTTGCCAAGACAACAGACAAGTTTTCTTTTATGCATCAGATGGATTTTTTCAAATCAATGGCGATCAAGTTTTGCCGATAGGAGCTGAAAAAGTAAATAGATTTTTTGATTTGATTTAAACAAAGCATACACAGATAGAATTACAGCAGCAGTAGATCCATTTAATACTTTAGCGATTTGGTTATATCCAAGTAAAGATAATCCAAATACTACTGGTATTTGTGATAAACTACTGATTTACAATTATGTAACTCAAAAATGGTCAGTTGCTAAAGTTAAAGCATCACAAATCTTTAAACAATTCGTAGTAGCAAACACAGTTGAGTTAATGGATATTATTTCTGAAAACTTAGATAATATTAATATTTCACTTGATACAGCATTTTGGACAACAGGACATTTGTATCTTGGTGCAATAGATGAAAATTTTAAAGCAGCAATTTTTTCTGGAAAAACTTTAGAAGCTGAACTTGAAACAAAAGAAATGAGATATTTCCAGGTCTTAGAGCAAATGTAACTGGTATTAGACCAATTGTAGATGCAAGTGCAAATGTAACTATTAAGACTAGAGATAAATTAGCAGATACTGTTACTACTCTGCATCAAGTTCAATGAATGACACAGGGATAAATCCTGTAAGACAAAGTGGTAGATATTTTAGAGCAAATGTAAAAATACCAGCAGAAAGTATTTGGACTAATGCACAAGGAATTGATTTAACTGCAAGTCAAGGTGGATCAAGATAATGAGTGATAAAATTGATATAGATAACATTAGATATTCAATTGAAACACAAGAGTTTTTTCAAAGACAAGTTGAAGAAGCTGTAAATACATTAATTAATAAAAACAATACTGAAAGCGATAAGGCTTTTAGTTGGTTTATGAATTAGGAGCAACATGACAACAAACATAAAAGATTATTCAACAACACAAGCAAGTAACACTTCACTAAATGGTATTGATGTACTGAGGGTATGCTACCTAGTAATTTGAACAATGCAATTAGAGCATTGATGAAGAATACTAGAGATTGGTTTAATGATGCACAATGGGTTGAATATGGTGATGGTTCAGGTGCTTACACTGCTGCTTATGCATCTGGAACTTCTTTTACAATTAATGGTGCTGATGTAACTTCTGTTTATCATGCTGGAAGAAGAATTAAATTAACAGCATCAACACCTGGTACAATTTTTGGAACAATCTCAAGCTCATCTTTTTCTACAAACACAACAGTCAATGTTACTTGGGATAGTGGTTCTTTAGCTAGTGAAGCTATTACTAATGTTTATGTTGGTGCTTTATCAAAAACTAATGACTCTATACCTACAGGAATTGCTGCAACTAAAATTGCAGATGGAACAATTTCAGACACAGAATTTCAATACTTAAATGGAGTATCAAGTGCTATCCAAACTCAATTAGATGCTAAACAAGCAACTATTACAGGATCAGCTTCTACTATTGATACTGAAAGTTTAACTGCTGACAGAGCAGTAATATCTAATGGCTCACAAAAGATTGCAGTATCAGATGTAACCTCAACAGAATTAGGTTACTTAGATGGTGTAACAAGTGCAGTACAAACACAAATAGATTCAAAACAAGCAACAATAACTGGTGGTGCATCAACTATAGCATCATCTGACTTAACTGCATCAAGAGCATTACAATCTAATGGCTCAGGTAAAGTAGAAGTTAGTGATGTAACAACAACTGAACTTGGTTATTTAGATGGAGTTACATCTGCAATTCAAACTCAGCTAGATGCAAAACAAACTAGTGATGCACAATTAACTGATATTGCTGGACTAACACCAACTGACAGTAATTTTATTGTTGGTGATGGATCAAACTTTGTAACAGAGTCTGGTGCTACTGCTAGAACCTCTTTAGGATTAGGTTCAATTGCAACACAAGCTGCAAACAATGTTTCAATATCTGGTGGAGCTGTAACAGGACTTGGATCTCCATCTGCTAGTTCAGATGCTGCAACTAAAAATTATGTAGATCAAGCTGTTGCTGGACTTAGAACTAGAACGATAGCCGAATGTGCAACTACAGCAAATGTAAATTTAACAAATGGTTTAGAAGCTGGTGATACTATTGATGGTGTTACCCTTGTTGCTGGTGATAGAGTTTTAGTTAAAGATCAAAGTACAGCTAGTGAAAATGGATTATACTTAGCAGTATCAAGTGGTGCTGCATCAAGAGATCCTGAGCATGATAGTATTGCCGAACTATCTGGTGGAATGGTTGTAGTTAATCAAGGTTCAACAAATGATAATAAAATATTTTTATGTACTACTGATAATACAGGATCAGTTGGTTCAACTTCAATTACTTATACTGTAATTACACCAAGTAATTCTGGAACAGTAACATCTGTTGGTGTAGCTGATAGTGGTGCTGGAGAATTTACAGTTGGTAATACACCATTACTTCATCAGGAAATATTACATTAGCAGTCAATTCTATTGCTAATACTAAAATTTCAGGATTAGGAACAGCTTCTACAAAAACTGTTGGAACTTCTGCAAACAATGTAGTGCAATTAGATGGTTCAGCAAAATTACCAGCTGTAGATGGTAGTCAATTAACAAACATAGATGCAGCATCAGCTGGATTTGCAATCGCTATGGCAATAGCACTTTAAGGAGAAAAAATGGCACAAAACTTTAGAAGATACACAAGCAACGATGTAGGAACATCAGCAGCAACTTTATTTACTGCTGACAGTTACGATACAGTAGTTGGTATATCAGTTTCAAATGTAACAACATCAGCTGTTGTAGCATCTGTATATATCAATGATGGTTCAAACGATATTTATTTAATTAAAGATGCACCAATACCAAGTGGTTCATCATTACAAGTATTAGATGGTGGAGCTAAATTTGTAGTTCAAGCTAGTGATGCTTTAAAAGTTATATCAGATACAGCTTCATCTTTAGATGTTTGGGTATCAACAGTAGACGCAATCAGTTCATAGGAGAAATAAATGCCTTTTATAGGAAATCAACCAGCATTAAGTTACACAAGTTTTGCTAAGCAAGACTTTAGTACAAGTGCAACTACATCTTACACATTGGATCATAAAGTTGCTAATGCAAATGAGTTAGCATTATTTATTAACTTTGTAAGACAAGAGCCTACAACTGCATATTCTGCATCTGGCACAAGTCTGACACTAACAAGTGCTACTGCATCATCTGATGATATGTACTGTGTGTATTTAGGTAAAGCTGTTCAAACAGTAAATCCACCAAACGCATCTGTTGGTTTATCTCAACTAACTGCTACTGGTACAAAAAATTCTACTACATTTTTAAGAGGTGATAATACATTTGCTGTCGCTGGTGGAACTAATACTCCTAATTTTTTAGCTTATAGAAACGCATCTTTAAATATTTCTAGTGGAACAGAAACAACTTTAGTTTATGATGTTGAAGATTACGATACTGCTTCTAATTACGATAATTCAACTGGAATTTTTACTCCAACAACTTCTGGAAAATATTATGTATCTGCTACTGTAAGTGGTTACACTACTGCAGATTGGGATCAAATAAAACTTAGTATTTGGAAAAATGACACCTCAACTGTTTTATCACAATTTAGAATAGTGCTTGATACATATAAAGGTGGTAATTCATTTAGAGTACAAACATCATGTATTGCTCAGATGAATGGTTCATCTGATAATTTAAGAGCAAAAGTGTATCAAAATTCTGGAACAAACCTGGTGGTAAATGGAAAATAAGGAGGACAAACTATGGCACAACTAAGTACAAAAATAAAATCATACTGCGAAGCAAATGGTGTTTCAAAGTAGATTTTACAAAGATGTTATGTTGCAAGACGATAGTGATGGCAATGGTGCTTACATTAAGGAGTGGAATTTAGATATTGCACAACCAACTGACGCACAATTATCAGCACAAGAAACTTCAGCTAACACAGAAGAAGCCAATAAAGTAAGAAGTACAAGACGTATTGCTTATGGTGATATTGGAGAACAGCTAGACGAAATCTATAAAGATATAGATGCTTGGAAAGCTAGAATTAAATCAATTAAAGACGCAAATCCAAAAGGTTAATGAATGGCATATATAGGTAAGAACCAACAATAGGAAACTTTCAAGATTTGTGATGCAATATCAGTAGTCAATGGTCAAGCTGCATACACTATGCAAGTAGGATCAGTAAATGTATCTCCAGAAAGTGCTAATCACATGATTGTATCTTTAAATGGTACATTTTACAAAAACCTGGAAGTTCATTTTACTGTATCTGGTTCTACAATTACCTTTTGCTATCAAATCTAGTTACAGGAGATGTTATAGATTTTATTCAGATACTTGGTAATGTTCTTGATCTTGGTGTACCTAGTGATGCAATTTAGAAGTAAATGATACATCAGTTTCACTTTCTGCTAAAGGAATTTATATGATAATTGCTAACAGCAACCAGGACACTAAAAGCTTATGATGGTCATGCTACAACATTTTTAACAGATACATCAAATGAGGAAGATAAGTGGTGGTAGTGGTTTGCTTTTTCAAACCTTACATCATTTATGTTTGTTAGATTAGGAGATACATAAAATGAATAGAGATTATTTACAAGACGCATTACAAACTTTTAATGGTGGCGATTGGTATGGTTGGAAAAAAGAAGATGAGTGATGGAAATAAAATTCCTAACTCTGAACGTATGCAATACCAATACATTAAAATTATTAAAGATGGTGCAACTATGCCAACTGAAGCAGAAGTAAATGCAAAGATACAAGAATTAAAAGATGCTGAAGCAAACGCAGAAACTAAAAAAGCATCTGGCAAACAAAAACTAAAAGACTTAGGATTAACTGAAGAAGAAATTAAAGCATTGATAGGAGCATAACATGGCTCTTAACTTTGCTAACAACAACTCCTTATCAGCAATCACAACTAAACCAAGTGGTTTAAGTGGTGGAGCATTAAACCTTATCTCTACACAAACTGCATCAAGCTCATCTACAATATCTTTTACATCTGGAATAGATGATACTATATGACAGCTATGTGTTTAAGTTTTATGACATACACCCATCTGGAAACAATACTGAATTTGATTTTTGTTTTCTTCTAGATGGTGGTTCTAGTTATGGATTAACAAAAACTACAACAGCATTTTATGCTTTACACAATGAAGCAGATTCAGTAACAGCTTTTACTTATATACAGGAACAGATCTTAGCACAAGGAACACAAATCCAATAATTTAATGGTTAATGTTGGAGATGGTAATGATGAAAGTGGTGCTGGAACTATGCAACTATTTCAATCCAAGTTCAACAGTTTTTGTAAAACATTTTATTGCAAATGTTAATATTTATGATGAGGGTGACAAATAGTTAATCGTTATACTGCTGGATATATAAATACAACATCTGTAATCAATGCAGTTAGATTCCAGATGTCATCTGGTAACATAGATAGTGGAGTAATAAAATTATATGGCGTTAGTTAAGTATAACAACAATAGCATAAGTGCTGTAACCTCTGCTTCTTCAATACCAAGTGGAGCATTAACACATATTAAAACTTTAACTGCTAGTAGTTCAGCAACATTGTCATTCGTAGATGGAAGTGATGGAGTAGTCTTGGATAGCACATATCCTATTTATAAGTTTGAGTTTATTAATATGCACCCAGCAACTAATAATGTAACATTTGGTTTTCAAGCCAATGCTTCTGGTGGCTCTGGATTATAATGAAACTATTACATCAACTTTTTTTTCAGCATACCATAATGAAGCAGATAGTGCTGCTGCATTAGTTATGATACTGGAGCAGATCAAGCACAAGGTACAAGCTTTCAAGCATTAAATAGTGGAATAGGTAACGATAATGACCAATGTAAAGTGGTTATCTTCATTTATTTAATCCATCATCTACAACTTTTGTTAAACATTTTATATCTGTTTCAAATAATTATGTTCATAGTGATTATAGTCAAAACGATTTTATAGCTGGGTATTTTAATACAACATCAGCTATTGATGAAATACAGTTTAAAATGTCATCTGGTAATATTGATAGTGGCAAAATTAAACTCTATGGAATTAAGGATAGTTAATGAGCATAGTTAAATTAAAAATAATGGTGTAAAGAACGCAACTGCTTTTGGTTCTATAACAGGATTAGGCAGTATGACATTTATTAAAAAGCTAACAGCATCATCTTCTGCAACTTTATCTTTTGTTGATGGTGCAAGTTCAGTTGTCTTGATAATACTTATAAGGAATATTATTTACATTTAAAATATACATGGAAGTGCAGATGGTCATTTTGGTTTTAATGGTTCAATAGATAGTGGCTCTAATTACAATGTAACAAAAACAACTACTTATTTTCAAGCTTATCATAATGAAGCAGATAATGATGCTGGAGTTAGTTATTATACAGATTCAGATTTAGCACAAGGAACAGGCTTTCAAAGATTAATGCGACACATGGGTGCTGACAACGACCAATGTGGTGTTGGTATGTTGCATCTATTTAATCCATCATCATCAACTTTTGTAAAGCATTTTATTTGTACTACTCAAATTTATAATAAAGATGATTTTAGTTACAACGCATATATTGCTGGATATTTTAATACTACAAGTCAGCTATCGATGCAATTCAGTTTAAGATGGAAAGTGGCAACATAGATGCTGGAGATATTTGCCTTTATGGTATTGCTTAACAATTAACAAAAGGAGTATAAATAATTATGTCAAGACATCACAATATAAATGGAAATATAGTTCCTTTACAGCAGAAGAAGAAGCACAAAGAGATGCTGAAGAAGCTGCTTTTGCAGAAGCACAAGCTAATATAGTTCCAACACCAGCTTATGTATCTCAAAGAAAATCAGCTTATCCTAGCATTGGAGATCAACTAGATATGCTATGGCATACAATGGATCACAATACTGAATTACAACATAAATTTTATGATTTTTACCAAACAATTAAAAAAGTTAAAGTTGCTCACCCTAAAAAATAATGGCTAACACTTATAAATTTAAAGGAGTTGCTCTAGCATCAGCTAGTGAAACATCACTTTTAACAGCTTCATCAAAAGAAACTTTAATTATAAAATCAATTAGAGTTACTAATAATACTGGTAATACTCCAACATTTTCACTAGATGTTTTGGATAGCTCTGCAAGTAATGCAGAATTTACCATATTAAAAACACAATCACTTGCAGCTAATAGTTCAGTTGAAATTTTAACAGTACCATTGGTATTAGAAAATTCAGATCAACTAAAAGCAACAGTTAGCTCAACAGACTCAGTTCACATTGGTATTAGTTACTTAAATATTACATAATGAAATTAGTCAATATTCCATCATCTAATTTAGATGATGTTTGGTCTTTAGTTAAAAAAGATATTAGCGAAGCTCTATCTTACTCTGGCAATCATACAGATGCACAATTTGTTTATGACACAATTAAACAAAGCAAAATGCAGTTATGGGTAGTTTGGGATAAAGATAAAGAAGCAACAATAGAAAAATATTATGGAGTTGTTGTTACAGAAATAGTTAAAAGAAAATTAAAACAGTCTTGTAACATCTTTATTGTTACAGGCAGACACAGACAAAAATGGCAGCATCTTATTAGTGTGCTAGAAGATTTTGCTTTGAAAAACGATTGCACAAATATGGAATTAATTGCCAGAAAAGGTTGGCAAAGAATTATGGAACAATTTGATTACAAACCAACTCATGTTGTTCTTGAAAAACAAATAACAAACAAAGAGGATAAATAATTATGTCATTCGGAGGATCATCTGGTGGTGGAACAGAATCAAGAGTTAATCCATACGCACCAGCACAACCAGCATTAAATCAACATTATATCTGAAGCTGGTAATTTATATAATCAAGGAGTAGCAGCATCAGGATATGTTGCACCAACTGACAACAAACAACAGACAGGACTAGCAAACAAGAAGTTATGGCAAATGCTGCCAACAACAATTAGCTGATACTTTATCTGGTAAATATTTAAATCCTTTTTTATCTCCAATGCTACAAGGTTCAGCAAATCAGATTGCAACTGCTATAAACTCTGAATTTAGTGGAGCTGGTAGAACACCAGGATCTGCTATGAACCAACAACAAATCTTATCTGGTATTACTCAAGAAGCATTACCTTTAGCTTTTGACCAATACGAAAGAGAAAGACAAAGACAATTAGGTATAGCTTCTGCTACACCAGGACTTACAAAGTTGGTGCTGAATTAGAAAATATTGAAAGACAAAGAAACATGGCTCCTTTTGAGGCTTTACAACAATATAGTAACATTGTAATCCTATTGCATCAGGTTTTCCAGTTCAACAGGCTCACAAACCGATCCTAATAGACTAACATCAGCTACTGGTGGAGCTATGTTAGGTAATATGATTTTTCCAGGAATAGGGGGTGCTATTGGTGGAGCATTATTAGGAGGATTATTATAATGAAAATACAACAACACATTCCACATTTTGTAAAAGAACATAAGAAAGCAATAGCAGTAGCTGTTGTTATTTTAATAATTGCAATAATTTTATAATAAAATGGATAAAATAAATAAATTAATTTACGATTTAAAAACAGATATAGATAACAATACATCTAAGTATATTATTATTCTTGGTGTTCTATTTGTTATTTCAATAATTACATAAGGACATCAATGTTATTAGACGACAAGTTTGTAATGCAAGGTGGTGTTAGAAACTATCTTGGTAAAACTGAGGAAGTTAAAGCACCTAAATATTGGAAGTCATCTAAAGACAGTCCATCAACTGAACTTGCATATATTACAGAAGCTGAAAAAGGTTTATTGCTTGATGCTAACTTGCATGGCTCATTAAAAAATGGAAAGCCAAATGTAGGTGCATCTGGTCTATTAAGTTATGATGGTTTTGGATCAACTGATCCTGGACAAAACAGATCAGGTGGTGATGTATCTTCTACAATGGATAGTGGTGGTAATGATGGTAATGATAATTTTGGATCAAGCACAGGAGGTGGTGCAAGTTTTCAAGGATCAAACACACCAGTTTCTCCTCCAGGAGTAACACCTACAAGTAATTTTGATTATGAAACAGAAGCATATACTGGTATTGGTAAAATAGAATCCAATTTTTATAATGATGAAACTGGAGAATTTGCTTTAACACAAACTGGGGGAGTTATTCCAGCAGTTGATTATCAAACATCAAATATTGGTGCTTACCTAGATAATCCAAATGTACCTGATAAAGATAAAACAGATTTTTTAGGAAGATTAAAAGCTATATCAAACTCCGATTTAGTTGGAACTAATGTTGATGGAATTGAAGATCAGTTTGTTATTGATAATTTAGATGGTTCTTTAAACTCAATTTTGGATCAAACTAAATATAGTAAGTACACAAGTAATATTGATGAAGTTGCTAAAACTTTTGAAAGTGATTTGAAAAATACACCATTAAGTACAGTAGCTAAATCAGGAGGAGTATTAGGAACTTTCTTTAGAGGAGTTACTGATAATTATAAAAATAATAAAGCTATGGATTTGTTAGGTTATACAGGATCTACTATAAAATATAATCCTGATGGTTCTGGTGATTTTAATTATAGTAATAGTTATCTAACTGGTAATACTAGTCAAGGTGAAAGAGATGCTGTAAATCAATTAACACCTTTAGCTTCCAATATTATTGGTGGAACAGAACAACAACCATCTATGGTTAATCAATACTTTGCAAACATGGGTAGTAATCTAGGAGTATCATCTGCATACATGGACACTTACAATGCTGCTAAAAATAAAATTTCACAATCACTAAACTTAACACCAAACAATCAACAATATGGTTATGGCAATACTTTCAATGACAATTATTCAAGAAGTATGACATCTGCCAATCCATTTTTTGATGAACTAACTGAACAAGGACTAATATAATGCCACCATTTAACTTAAAAGGACTATTACAAGACGAAGAATTTTTATTTGCAGCTGGATTATTACAACAAGGTTCGCAAGGCAAAAGTTTAGGTGCAGCAGCATTTCCAGCTTTAGTTCAAGCTGGTCAACTTAAAAAAGCATTTACTCCTACTGCTCAAAAAACAAAAGCAGCTGTTGATACTTCGATTGATACATCTACAGGAAAAAATAATTTAGTTTTTGTTACTGATAAACAAATTGCTGAAAATCCTGAAAGATTTATTCCTCAAGAAAAAAAGGCTAATACAACTAATATTAAAAATGTTTTAGGTGATAAATATGAATCAGAATACGATAAGAAAAGAGGTGCAGCAGATGCACAATATATAGGTGATTTAAATGAAAAAGCAGCAACAGCACAAGAAAATATTGGAAGATATAATCTTGTAAGTGTTTTATCCCAAAATGTTAATAGTGGTGCTTTTGGTGAACAACTTTTATCTTTAGCAAAAGCTGGAAAAAGATTAGGTATCAATACAGATTGGATAACTAAAACTGATGCCAATGGAAATGTTGGGTTAAGAGATGGTGTTGCAAGTGCTGAAACCTTAGAAGTTTTACAAGTACAATTTACTTTAGATAAAACTCAAAAAACAAAAGGTGCAATATCTGATAGAGAATTTCAAACATTTTCACAAACATCACCTGGTTTATCAATGACACCAGAGGGAATACAAATGTTGTCAACTGTTAACAAAAATCTTGCTCAAAGAGATATAGAAGTTGCAGAACTTGCAAATCAATGGGAATCTGATTATGGAAGACTTAAAAATAAAGGTGAAACTCAATATGGAAATTTATCATTTCAACAATTTTTAAGTAAATGGAAAGAAGATAATCCTGTTGTAACTGAAGAATTTTTAGAAGATATGCGTAAAATGTCAAATGAGGGAAGTGGTCTTTATGAAGAAAAACAAGTTTATGAAATTGGTGGTGTTCAATATAGAAAATTAAAAGATGGAACTGTAATTAGAATAGGAGCATTGTAATGGAAGTTGTAACTGATGCTAATATTCTAAGAGCTATTGAAGAAGAAGATTTAAAAAAACAATACAATATTCAAAATGGTTCAATAGTAAGTGATCCTAAAATTATTAATGAAATTAATAAACAATCAGAAAAAAAACAAAATTTAAAACCTGATAATAGTTTTTTTAGTAAATATATTTCTGGTGATGCTAGAACTGAGTTTAAAGATTTTAAAGAAATTGGTGAAATTAATATTTTAAATCAAAATGGTCAAAGTGATATTGGAAAAAACACATCTATCGCTGTAGCTTTAAGTTTAACTCCATCTCTAGATGCTCAAATGGATATGATTAAAAATATAGTTCCTAATACTATTTCATCAAAAGATAAATTTAATAATGTCCTTTTAACATTTCCGAAAATTAATGGTGGACAAACTGTTTATCTAAATAAGCCTGGTATATCTTTTCAAGATGTAACACAAACAACCTCACAAGTTTTACAATATATTCCTGGTGCTGGATTTGTAACAAAAAAAATTGGTGGAGGAATTTTTAAAAAAAGTTTAGCTCAAGGTACAATGGCTGCTGGAACAAGTGCAGCTCAAGATGTAGTTGCAACAACAGTCATGGGTTCTGAACAAGGAATAGAAAAAGATAAAGCAGCTATATCATTTGTTGGTGGAATGGTTGGTGAACCAGTAGGTAGATTTTTATCAAGATTTACAATTGAGCCTATAAAAAAAGCTACAGGATATGTAACTAAACAAGTTATTGATCCATTATTACCTGGATCTATGTCCGTTAGCCAATTAAATATCTTTAGTGGCAAAGGTTTGTATTTAAATAGTAAGGGTATTATTACTGACAAAACAAAAAAATTAGCAAAAAAACATGAAATTGATTTAGGTAATACTAATTCTCAAATATTAAAAGAATTTGCACAAGCACTTGAAGATGGTGTTGATCCTAGTTTAGCAAAAGAATTAGTAGGTGCTAATCAATTTGGTATCTCTCTTTGGAAAGCACAAGCCTTAAATGATAAAGGTATGTTGAAACAAATACAAATGATGAGAGAGGGTGCTTATGGTACTGAGGCTAAAGCAATAATTGATAATCAAGATCAAATACAAATTAAACAATCATTACAATATTTAAATAATTTTAGAAATAAACTTATTAAAGATAAAAACATTTCTACACAAGCACAACCTGGAACTAAAGTTGCAGAAGATGAATCTGTTACTACTTTAACAAACTTAATTAAAGAATTAGAAACAAAACAAGCAAATTTAGTTTCTCAAAAATATAAAGCTATTGATTTTGATGGTTCTTTTAAAGCACCAGTAATGAAAAACTTTGTTAAAAATATTAAAAATGCTTTAGAAGATAGTGAATTTGGAATAGGTGCAATTCCTGATTCTTCTTTTGCACCGATAGCAAATAAATCTTTAATACAATTAGAAAAATTTACAAAACCTTTTACACAAAGTAAAAAAAAATTAACAAAAATTACATTAAAAGAATTAGAAAACGAAAGAAAAAGAATTAATAATTTTATTTCAGTCGCTAAAGATGCAACTGATCGTAGAGCATTGTTTGTTATAAAAAATCAATATGACGATTTTATGCAAGACACTATTGAAAAAGGATTAGCTAATGGTGATGATGGGGTTTTAAATGCTATAAAATTAGCTAGAAGTGAAAAAAGAAAATATAGTGAAATGTTTGAACCACAAAACATTTTAAAAAAAGGTGGAAAAATAAAAGATAGAGGTGGTGAGTTTATTCAAAATGTTACTAGAGGTGAATATACTCCAGAACAAATTGCAAATTGGATATATGGAAATGCAAGTACAGGAAAAGCATATTCCAATAAATCTGTTGAAGTTTTAAAAAAAATGGAATCACTTTTTCCAAAAGGATCAGATGGTTTTGAAATTTTAAAAGATGGTGCTTTTTTAAGATTAGTAAGTTCAGGTTTTAGAAAAGATGGTATTAAAGAAACTTTTGATCCACAATTATTTATAAAATCTGTTAATGATTCAATGAATGGTAGTGGTAGAAATATAAGTAATATTATTTATACAAATAATGAAAAAAAAGCTTTAATAGAATTTAGTAAAGAATTACAAAAAACATTAACACCAGAAATTTTAAAAAATCCATCAAGAACTGCATCTACCTTAATTGATGCTGTTGGATCTTCTACTGCAAGATCAGGTTTGGGAGTTATTGCATATAATTTGGGTGGAATACAAACCATGCTATTTACTAGATTTGGATTTGATAATCTTGCTAAAGCAAGTGCTAACAATTCTGCTAGAAATATGGTCATGGAAGCCTTAGAAATTAATCAATTACCAAACATTACTGGTTTTGCTGGTGCTATTACAACTGGAGTAGAACAAAGACCAGTTATACAAGAGAATAGAGATTTAGATAAAACTGAAGAAATATTAAAATTGCTAAGACAAAATTAATTATGACTACTCAATCTCAAAAAAATTCACAGGACATAATTAAGTTACAAGGCGAAACAAAACTTATTCATCAAAAAATAGACACAATCAAAGACAATCACTTAGCTCACTTGGACATCAAGGTTAATAATATTTACAAATTATTATGGGTGATCGCAACAATAAGTCTAAGCAGCTTGTTAAGCCTATTAACAAATCTGCTAAGTTAAACACACACATCAAAGGCACAATCGGAGAATACCAGGAGATAGTTAATTTAACTAAAGCTGGTTGGTACATAAGTAAATCTTGTGATCCTCAATGTCCTTTTGACCTAGTGGCAGTTAGCCATGATGGACAAACTATTAGATTGATAGATGTTAAGACAAACACCTATCGCACTAAAAGAAATAAAGATGGCACAATTCAAAGAATTGGCAGATCAAGAACAAAATTACAAAAACAAATGGGTATTGAATTACTCATGGTAGATCATGGAAATTAATATGGAGCTAACTATGAATTACTATTTTACAGGAATTTTAATCTTAATGTTTTTAGGACTTACTTTTTGTGTTTCACCAATAGGTTATTAAATGAAAAAAGATATTGATACAATTAGAGTTAGTTCAGAGTCTAAATTACAGCTACCCCTTGCTAATTTAATTGGCATCATCATTGTTGTTAGTGGAGCAGTTATGGGTTGGGCAAATCTCACAAGTAGGATTAGTTCATTAGAAACAGCAGACACTCTTTTTGCTGCTGATCTTTTAAAAAAAGCAGAACAAGAACCTAAGAACTTAGAGATGTATATGTTAATAGAACATCTTGCTGGACAAATTGAATCTATAGAAAAAGAAATTGAAGCATCAAGATATAACAAGGTCAATATAGATCATCTTAAAGAACAAATCATATCAATACAAAAAGTAATAGATAAACTTAGAAATGGCACACACTAATGGAACAAATAGTTATAGCTCTATTAATGCTAGTCAATAACGAAATTAAAGAAGCAAGATTACAGCAAGATTTAAGCTCATGCCTTAAAGGTAAGAGGGTTGCTAACAGGAATGTTTCTGACAATGTTGAATATAGATGTATTAAATCTAAAGCAGAGCTAGAGAAAAACATTGATGGCTCATACTCAATCAAGAAATTAATTTTAGAATGATAGACAAATTAATTTATAAATTTTTTGGTTGGTTAGATGACATGACAAAAAAAGTTGAAGATGTTTTGACTTTTGATGTTGGTCAAAAATTAAAGAAAAAAAAACGAAAAAAAAGAAAGTGTAAAGACTGCCATTGTAACTGTCATTGTAAAGCAGAATTTCATCTACATCATTATGATGGTGATGTTTGTGTTTGTGATGACTGTGTTTGTTAAAAATTATGCAACTATCTAAACATTTTAAATTAGAAGAATTTACTAAGTCTATGACTGCTACTAGAAAAGGCATCAGTAATGAGCCTGGTTCTGGTGATATTAAAAACTTAGAAGATGTAGCTTATGAAATACTTGAGCCTGTAAGAGCCAAGTTTGATAAGCCATTAATTATAACATCTGGTTATAGGTCTGAGGAACTTTGCGAAGCTATTGGTTCTAAAAAAACTAGCCAACATGCAAAAGGTCAGGCAGTAGATTTTGAAATACCTGGAATACCAAATATTCAAATAGCTTATTGGTTAGAAAACAATGTGGACTTTGACCAACTAATTTTAGAATTTTATGATCCTGAAAATCCTAGTGGGGGTTGGGTTCATGTTTCTTACAATGAAAAAGGATCTAACAGAAAACAAGTCTTAACTTATGACGGCAAAAAATATTCTAATGGTTTGCCTGACATGAAGTGGAAAGATGGAAAAGTACAAGCATGATACATTTATTAAAATTATTTAACAATCCTCTGACAAAAATGGCAATCAATAAAGTTTCCTCACATTTGAGCCACAAAGCAGAGAAAACTAAAATTATAAGAGCAGCAGAGATAGAAGCTGCTAAAACAATTTCTGTAGAACAAATAAGACAACAAGACAATTCATTTAAAGATGAATGGTTAGTCATTTTTTTTACAGTTTTAATGGCTTGTCATTTCATACCTTTTACTCAAGATGCTATGCAAAGAGGTTGGGAGATACTTGAGTTTGCAGATCCTATGTTTTGGTACATTATTCTTACAATAGTTGGTGCATCATTTGGTGTAACAACCATGAATAAAATTAAGAAGAAATAAATGAACTATGTTCTTAATTTAATAATGTGTTCTGCTGTAGCAAACACTTGCTTACCACCTTACAGATACCCTGACTTATTCTCTGATGGCTACTCATGTATGTTAGCTGGTAATCAAGAATCTATTTTAAAATTAGAAGAACTTGGTCATTTAAAAGTTAATGATAATAAAATTTACATAAAATTTATTTGTACTGAAGATATTAAAGAAAAGGTTAAAGCATAATGGCAAAGACAGCAGCATGGCAAAGAAAAGCTGGTAAATCTAAATCTGGTGGACTTAATGCTAAAGGTCGAAGATCCTACAATAGAGCTACAGGAGGAAACTTAAAAGCTCCTACTAAATCTAAGACTAGCAAAAGAAGAAAGAATTTCTGCAAACGCATGAAAGGCATGAAGAAAAAATTAACTTCTGCCAAGACTGCTAGAGATCCTAATAGCAGAATTAATAAAGCTCTAAGAAAGTGGGCTTGTTAAGGCGACCATTTCTGATCGCCTTATTTTATTTAATTAATCAATTTTTTCACCAACATAAGCAACTACACCATTATAATATTCTAATGGCATTTTAGTTAATCCTGGTGTTATTTGATGAAAATAATTTAAAAGTAACTCTTTACATTTGTGTTCAGCAGTAACTTTATCTTTATCAATTATTGACACTACTTCTTTTTGATTATGAAAACCTATAAATTTATGACTCCATTTTGGAATTATCTGTAATCTTTGAAGTCTATCAACATTCATTTTAATGTCTTTAGATTCTATAGGCTTATTTATTTTTTTCATTTAACCTCCTATTTTTTTTATTTACCCATTATACCACATTGGGTTTTTAAAAATTTTAAAAAAAAAGTTTTTATTAAAAAGTAGAGCAACAAAATTTTAGGGTGTTACAGAATAGGTGCGACAACAAAATCCTTTTTGGGATTTTTACAAAAAATATGAAAAATAAAATTTGGAAAAAACCAAGCATAATTTTAATCAATATTGGCAAGTGTAGATACTGCCAAAAAGAAATGACTAACTCAGAATCTTTTGTTGCTTTTCATGGTGGGGACAAAGCTCATTATGAATGTATGAGAAAAGACGATTATAAAAAACTAATAGAAAAGGAAAACAATGAAAAAAGGTTATCACAAAACTAAGTCTGGCAAAGTTGCAAAAAAGGGACTTTATTTTTACGCAAATAAAAGAAGAAAAGCTGGAAAGAAACCTATTAAAAAAGGTAAATCTGGTTATGTAACCAAAGCAGCTATTAAGAGATCAGCAAAAACAGCAAGATCATAACAGAATAGGTTGTCATTAATATGACAGACTAGCTTTATGCTAGTGGGTTTGAGGTGGGAAAAATAACTCTTGTTTCCTGTTTCCAAATGATTATCATTATATTTAATGTTATCAGAAACATATAGGAAACATGAAGATACAAAACATAAGATAGTATATGGTGTTTTGGTGGTAAGACAATTGATTAACAGTCAACTGCTCTACCAACTGAGCTACCGAGGAATATTAAAAAACGAATTAACAATTGGCTTTTACATCAGTTTGGTGTTTAAGCCAACTTTTTTTTTGCCTGTACTTTTCCTTATAAGTTGAATTTTTTTTGTCTTTCTATTTGTGAGTGCAACATAGAGGCAACATGGAATGAAACAAATAAGAAACATATACCATTTTATTCTCTTTGACATTTGATAACAAAGTATTAATATAATTAATACCAGAGAAAACAAATAAATAGGAGATAAGATGAACAAAATAAAGCTAGGCAAAAGAACATGGGTAGATGTTAAAGGTAAGAAACATAAAGCACATACATTTACATATAAAGATCAAGGTAAGAAAAAAGTAATACAAAGTCCAAACAAACAATGGCTAGAACAAGAAGCTGAAAAAATATTATTAAGGATTGGAAATATAAATCCTAAAAATATGAATGTAATTATTTCAGTTCCTTTATCTTATGCCTGGAATGTTTATTCTAAGAAATGTAAATCAAGAGCCAATGAGCCTACTACTGGATTTAGTATGACTACATTTAAAGAATACTCAGAACATTATAAGCATATTGAAAAGCATTGTGGTGATGTAGATTTAACTAAAGTTGATGTAGAGTATATAGCAGACTTTATTAAAAAGATTGATGATTTAGATTTTGAATATAAAAAGAAAATCTTTCATACCTTTGCTAGAATATATGACACACAAGTTGGCATGGCAGAAACAAATCCATTTAAAGTTAATGTATTTAAAACTGCTACATTTTTTAAAAAAGAAGATGCTCCAAAGAAGAAAAAGTCAGGCAAGATTGACTTTGAGGAATGGAACTTTGATAAAATCAAAACTATTATCTCTAAGATACCCTCTAAGCCATACCAATTAATGTTTAAGTTAATGGCAGAAACCTCTTGCAGACCTAGTGAAGCAAGAGCTGCACAAAGAAAAAACTTTCACTTTAAAAGAAATATACCAGTATTTGAGGTAACTAATTCTGTGGATTATAAAAAGGGTTTAGCACCACCTAAAACAGAAGCTGGTTATAGAGAGCTTGAGATAAGTGCATCATTAAAAGATCAGCTTATAGATTACATGAATACTCTACCTGAAGATCAACAATGTATCTTTCTTAATTCTAAGGGTAAATTCCATGATTTAAAGAATATGATTACTTGCCTAGACAAAGCAGTTGAATCGTTAAATCTGAAGCTCCCTGTGGCCAGAAAGACCTATTTTTTTAGACATTGGAACGTATCTTATTGGTGCTATCAAGGTAAGTACACAAATCCATTTGATCTTGCTACACACATGGGGGATCTTGATTTAAAGTTTATCAATACAAATTACATTAAGAAATATGCTACAAGTAAAGACTCTGTAAAATACTCAGATCATCAAACTAGCAATTACAATTGGAATTAGTTTTTATACCAATACTTATCGTAGTTTTCGGAGTTGTATCTAACGACTTGCCAGACATCTTTTCTTTTAAGACTTCTCTGGCCATAATCAGTTGCTTCAGCTTCTGTGGAAAATATTTGGTTAGAATAGGAAGTAAGGATATTATTTTTATTTTTAAATATTATAAAGTACATATAAAAAGGGTGGACAAGGAGCTAACAAATCCACCCTTTGTTTCATCAAACAAACACAATCAAGTTCACTAGGCTTGATTGAATTTTATGCTAGACATTTTCAAGGGACTCAGAAACTTTAACTGAGCTATTATCGGTTGGTCTAACTTTCTCCAATAATTCTGTTGCATCACTTGTAAAGTAATCAAGTGGCTTATTAAAAAAATTGCTGATCTGAATAAGTTTAAGAGAACTTACTCCATTATGACCAGACTCATATTTTTGTATTTGTTGGAAAGTTACACCTAGTGCTTTTCCTAATCTTTGTTGGGTGGTCAGTTTCTTTTTAGGAACTGCTGTATCACCATTGGTAATATAAATAATATTATTTTCTCTTGCTTCTCTTATCTTTTGTCCAATTGTTTTATTGTATATCTTATCTAATGCTCTGCTCATTCTCTTTCTCCTTAAATTTTAGCGACAAGTAGCCTACAGTTTTTTTTACAACTTTTAATACACTAAGAATTAATTATAATTCTTTATATCGAATAACTGCATCTGAGTTTTGATTGGCAACAATTCTTCTTACCAATTGTTTATACTCAAGATAATCGTTATATGTATGCACACACATTCTTGTATCAACAGACTTCATAATATTTTTATGAAGATCATTCAGCTTTTGATAAAGTCTTACTGTGCTGTTCGTTAGTTGCATTATCTAACTCCTTATCGTTGTTGGTTTTGATTAATGACTTGTTTAACTTTATGTCAATAATCTCTAAGTTAGCATTATCGCTAACATTCAATTTTGCAGAAGCAACTTCTGCACTATCGAATTCTTCTATTGTTTTAAAACTTGCTTCAAAAAAACTTTCCTTAAATACACTCATGCTAAACTTTCTTGTACTGGGTATGATTTATTTACATTTAGATTGGCAACTGATCCCATTTGTTCAGTAGTCATTTCAATTTTTCTGTGAGCATTGATGCCTTTAGAGATAAACCCTAAGTCATATAACTCTGATACTATCTTGCCAGACCTTGCTCTGCTCCATTTAAGAGCTTTACTTATCTCAGCAAAAGTAGGAGAAAAGTTATGCTTTTCTATATACTTTGTAATAAATTTAAGTGTCTTGAGTTTAGGCTCACTTAAATAGATATATTTATGTCCATTTCCATTCTTCATTAATTATCTTTCTTAAATAGTTCGGCAACATTGTCAGGCTCACCAATAAATGATTTATTTTTTTTTAAATCATTTAAATATTTTAATAATTTGTTTGTGTACCAATCGGCTTTACCTATATCCATAATACAGGCATCAATTGTTCCATCATGCTTTTCACCCATTCTCATTGTGTATTTCATAATTTGTGATCTAAGATAGCCAATCACCTCCATTGGAGATAACTGGCTAGTAATAGCATCATAAGTTTCGATACTTTTTTTATAATGATTTGGGTTAATACTTTCAGACATTAAAATGGTGCATCTTCCTTAGCAACAATCTCAGAAATTTTTAAACTAATATCTGGTTGTCCCTCTTTGGTTTTTTCTGTGTTTAGCCATGCAGCTAAATTCATTTTCTTTCCACCAACAGTTATGTTGCCATTGTAGTGTGGGTATTTTTTACCAGCTACATCAGTATCTCTTGCTTGTCTTTTCCAAAGTGCTGCTGAATTATCGTAATCACTCATATTATTGTTTCCTATTGTTGATTTGTTTTTGTAGTGAAATGTAAGAATCTTCAATTCTTTGTTGTTGAATTAAATCTCCCCATATTGTTTGAAGTTCCTCAAGATACTCTTTACGCAAGTCATTTAAATTATTTTCAAATTGACCAAGTGTTTTAGAGTGTTCGGCAGTTGTTTTTAATACTTCTATCCATTGATCTGCCATTTCTTGTACTGTTAATTTTTGTTTTGTATCTGTTTTTAATTTTGGAGTAGCTTTTACAATTTCTTTTTTGTCATCAAAAGTTTCATCTGTTCTAATAAATTCTTGCATTTCTTCTACTGTTGCAACTTCTGAACCCATAAACCCAGCAAAAGAAAGTCCTCTACCAATACTCACAGATTGATTTTTCTCAAAATCTTTTTCTTTAGTGTGCATCTGTTTTGACTCACCATTACTAATACACTTGCCATCTAATATGATGCTTGAAACAAATTTAAATGAACCTGATGAAAGTTCTGTGCTTTCAGTTAATATTTGTAATCTTTCTCCAAAATATCCTCTTACGAAATTAACTCTATATGGAACACTTAAATAATCTTTATTACCTTTTACTTTAATAAAATCACTTTTTTTTATACCAGACTTAAATTCTTGAATTGCATCTCTTAAACTTCTCTCAATCATAGTTCTCCTTGTTCTCTCATTTTCTTTGTTGGGTTATTTATTTTTTCTGTAAGTTCTTTAATTAATTTATCCTTGTCCTGGATCTCTTGTCTAAGCTGACCATTCTTTTTTTGATGAGCTTCATTAATAGTTTCCAAATCTCTAACTCTTTCTTTCAGGGGTATAATTATTCCTGTATCAGACATAAGTTTTTAAATAATCCTCCATGTATTCTTGTGGGATTGAGTTCCACCAAAAACTTCCTTTACGAATTTCGCTAAAGTCAGGGATATTTAGCCATAACAATTCATCAACTGAACCATTGGCAGCTTTTAATTTTTTCTCCCATGCAATCTCATAGGCAATCAATTCTTGTAAATTTCTTTTTAAATTTTCTGGTTGTAGTTCTTCACAATTTTTTTCAGTAAATAAAATTCTATCTGTTGCACTTGCATAACTTAATGATGGCTTTAATCCTGTTGTGTGTGAGTACAAGGCAATTTGCATTAAATCTCCTGTAAAAGCTCTTTGGTCGATCTTAGGGTGCGAACAAGTCCAATCACCAATTCTATTAGGATTTTCTTTTGTTTGTTTTGTTTTTAATGGTGCATATTTAACTGTTGGAAATTTGTTTTTTAAATCATTGATATGAGTATCGCCTGTTAAATCTATAAACATTCTAAATGGAACATTAATTGGATCTATCCATTTAATATGCTCAATTTCAGTTTGCCATTTTTGTTTAGGTAGTTCTTTAATATTTTCTATATGGTTTTGACATATATCTTTTAAAAATTTAATACCAAATTCAAACTTCATTTGGTCTTTCATATCAACAGTTACATAGGATTTTATTTTGTCTTGAATTTCTTTATCAGCAATACATTCTTCAACTGATAAATTTTTTACAATAGCTTTTTCTGAAATATCATGTCCAAGTGTGCCTAAAGTTAAAGACGCATTAGTGCATTTATTTCTTTGTTCTGAATTTAATTTATATCTTTTAAAAGCTCTTAATGAGTGGGGTTCTTTGTTAGCAGACACAGATGTATTTGTGTCATTAAACTTTTGATATGCTTCACCAATTATTTTTAAATGATTTGCCATATAAACAAATCAATAATGTATAGTTAATCTGAAGTCAACTAAATTAATCTGGTGTTAATTATTATAAAAGGTAGGATAATACTCAGCTTTTATTTCTACTGACCAAGATAAACTAATATTTTCAACTGAAGCTCCATAAGTTTTTCCAGTTGAATAAGATTTATCTAAAATATTATATTTGCCATTTGATTGAGGTTCTATATATCCACACCAAATAATTTTAGATTTTTTATCTTGAGCAAAACCAAATCTATTATTTGCTAAATGACAAATATTTTTTGATGGAACAAATAATCTCATATAACCTCTTGATGATCCTATTTGTGATTCTATTGCATGACAATTAGCATATTTAGGGTGAATATTTATTTTAGTTATTTCTCTACCTTTATGCAAACGCACTTGTCCATTACCAAATAATGATCCAATAACAGGAATTTCAACAGTATCTCCTATAAAGTATTCTGGTGAAACCAATACATCTCCATTTGAAAAACTATTAAACCAATGAGATAAATCAAAAGCTAAATCATTCTCTGTAAAATATTTAGGTGCATTTTTTTTTGGATTTAATATTTTTGAAATTTGTGCAAATTTATTTTTTTGCTCTTTGGGTAGGTAAGTATCTCTTATAAAATCAGAAATTTTTTTACTATTTTTTTTTAATAATTGATCTAAAGCTGATCTTCTAAATGTAAAACCTTTAGCTGTTAATTCTTTCTTAATCATATAGCTCTCTATAAAGTCAGAATTATATCCTGATTTAGCAGCAACTTCTATAAATTTTTTATTCAATATATTATTCATTTGTTCTCAATCTGTATTCATTTATCTGGTATTAGTCAACTAAATATTGCTTTCATATTAAATTAATTTCTAAGTGATTAAATGGGTTGCTTTACTAATAAAAAAGTGCATAGTTTTTAACTGATTTGCCTCACTACAAATCTTGAGATTATGAAAGTATTAGTTTTAATTTTTGGGGTAATCACAAATGATGGACAGATAGACCTAGTAAAAGTCCCAAAATTTGAATTAAAAAACATTAATTCTTGCGAAAAAGCAATAGAAACACATACAAAATGGGTGGATAACCCTTATTTTGGTCAAAATGACCTACCTTTTGGGTTTTATACCTACAAAAATAGGGTCGTAATGCTTCAATACTGCGTTTTAAAGGGGGTTGAGAGTGAATAACGAAGTCAATCTTGATCTTTATGAAATGCAATCAGCAGCTCATTTAGGAATTTTGCGTTGCTTAGAGTCTAAAAAGCATAAGGAGAGTTGGGGATATAATTATAAGGGTTCTCTTAATGACCAAATGGCAAAGTCCATATCTGGTGCTATGGGGGAGGTTGCAACAGCAAAGTTTTTAAATTGTTCAAAATTTGAATATCATTGTAATGTTGGGGGTGTTCCTGATTTAGTTTTTAAAGATTTAAAGTTGCAAGTAAGAACGCAGCTTCCAAAAAATAATAATAATAATTCTTTAATCATTAGACCTAAAGCAAAGCCAGGCGAATTTTATATTTTAGTTATTGATGAAGCACCTAAGTTTAAAATTTTAGGTTTTGTTAATTCAACTTATGTACTTGGACAGGAACAATGGAAAACAACTTTCGGACTTGACCGACCATTTTGTTATTCCATACCACCTGAAAAATTAACACCAATAAATTTATTAAAGGATAGCACTTGGAATTAGATATGTATGGAGATCCTAAAAAAAAATGTTGTGTTTGCGATAAGGAGGCAGATTTGAAAGAGGCAAGTAAATATTATTGCTGCGATCATTATGCTTTGTATGTGCTTGGAAAACCTATGAGCCAAATTGAAAAAGAATTACAAAAGGAAATTAAATGAATTGTTGGCATTGTAAGACAGAATTAATATGGGGTGGCGACCATGATATTGAAGATGAAAATGAAGATTATAGTATTGTTAGTAATTTATCTTGTCCAAAATGTAATGCTCATGTTGATGTTTATTTACCAAAAGAGAAACAATTAAATGGATAAGATTAAATATTTTGAAAAGATAGATAAGGACTTGCTTAACAATAGAGCTTTAAACTCACATGAAAAGTTAATCTATATTATCTGTAAGTCTTTTAAAAATGCACCTAGAGGGTGCAGAATATCCCATAAGTATTTGATGATTAGAACAGGCATTAAAACTAAAGCCAAACTTATATCACACCTTGACCGACTCTCCTTATTTGGACTTATGGCCAGAAAGCAAATTGACAATGGAACTTGCCATTATGTTTTTGATAAACCAACCATGCAAGAATATATCCAACACAATTTAAACAAACGAAGAAAAATATCTTTGTCTAAAAATAGACACAAACGCAACTTGGATAGAGCTTTAAGTTATCCCAACATTATCAACATACCAAAGGTTATTAAGTGATTATTAACATTTGGGAGTATCGAAAACTTAATTTGGGTGTATTGAAAACGATACTTAATATAGAACTAATATATATATCTATATACGAATTTCTATATTTGAGGTCTGGCAAGGGGTGTATCTAATGAAAGACCGAAAATTAGAAATTAACAATATAATTAAAAATTTTGCTAAGAATAAATCCTTACCTTATTCTGCAGCTATAACTAAAATCAAAAAAGACAGAAAAGGCTATTTCCAGGCTAAAG